TTTGTGTTTAAGCTGTAAAAAGTTATTACTTGACTTATTTGATCATTTGGTAGCCAAAATTGGTCAAAGCTTGCTGCTGTTGTATTTAGCATTAATAGTCCTGTGTTACATAAGTCTTGTTGAAAATACCACTTGTTTTGTAGTAAACTGGGTGGTGGAAATCTTCTTGTTATATATGTTTTTTTGGATGGTTTTCTTACTAAGTTAGGTACTATAATTGGTTTTTTGTTCATTAGTTGTCTGTATGGATGAGAGTCTAGGTGTTTGTATTCTGTGTCTGTCATTGGTGGACATGTTTGAGCAGTCACTATGTAGTCAGTGTCCCAGCTTTTATAAAATTTAAATTTACAGCCTTTGTATTGTACTAGAGGTAGTCCGTCATTGTCTTTTGTCCACCAGTTCATAAGTCTTTTAAATTGTTGATACAGTCCTCCTAAGTTAAATACAATACTTGACCATCCTCCGCCTCCTGGGGAGTCTACAGGTCCAATAGAGTCATAATATTGCATCCAGTTAAATATTTGTCTGTCTCGTCCACAAATAATTAATGGTATATGTCCTTTTATAGTACATCGTCTCTGTATTTTTGGATTCCATTGTCTTAATTTAACAGTCTTAGGTAAAGAAAAAAATTTTTTTCTTACCCATCTACGTCGTCTTCTGCGAAGAGTAGTTCTAAATCTCCTTGGTCGATACCAATGTCGTCTGTAGTAGCGACGGCGGTTGTACCAGGGTCGTCTCCAAAAGTAAGGCATTTTTGATCAAAGCCTGATTTTTTTGCTAGTAGTAGGAATAAATGTTTTGCTGGATCGTCACAGCCGCAGATATAGTCGTGAGAGGTAATACAGCCATTTAGCCATTGAAGTTCCAGTCTTTTTGGGCCATATTTTGTAGGTTGCCAGAGGTTCATTCTGTAAAAAATATATTTTTAGTTTCTTGCCCGTTCCGCCAGACTGATCTAGCCCGAATTGCCCCTTGACTTCGGTGGTTTCACTCACCTTCGGCACCCGCCCAAGATCAGCCTGGAGCCACTGAAGTGGTCCCGTCTCCGTCTGGCGGCATAAACTCAGCCATTCGGAAGTATACTTACTTATATACAGTATTAACTCCTCCCCGGATGGTAGTAATATGACAGTGTCTACTAATTAATTAGTGGGAGTGGCTTTAATGTTTTAGGGAACTTAATTTGCATGTTCGTTTGTGGTCGGCAATGCAAATTTTGCGGTTTCCGGACTGTTTGTGGTTAGCTAGCTGTTTCCGGGGGTTAGGGGGCGGAGCCCCCAGGGGGTTGAAGGGGGGCTTTGCCCCCCTTGGGGTTGCAGGGGGCTTTGCCCCCTGCGCCAACGTTTTAGGGAGGCGGTGTTGGTTTATTTAAGTTAAAATAATATAAACAGACACGTCAAGTGAAATTTTGTTGGCCTTTATTCTTTAAAGTTAAGTTGAAATTGTACAAGAGGTTCTGGGGGTACCCAAGGGTATGTTGGGTTGTCTTCTTCAAATTGTCTCATGGGTCTATGCATCCATTTACTTATTTCTTTTTCTGTATTGTAAGCAAAAATGTTAGTATAAGGGTGAATTCTTGTTAGTTTAGTTTTACGGGGAAAAAGTAAGTTTGGTGTTACTATGTTAGTTATTTTAATTGGAGCTTTCGGAGGAGCTTGAGTCTCCTTCGTCTGAGGTTGAGGAGCTGCTGGGTGATGTTCTGCGATGGGTGGGTTTCTTCCTCGGATGTGCTCTCCGATGTTTCCTCCTCTTGGATTGGTGGGTCGAGGAGATCTGGGAATAAAGGTGTTCGGTGGTCTTTAGCTTTTTTAATTCTTTTTGTAGCAGTCTCTGTAAGTGTTTCTCGTCGTTCGTCAAAGTCGTGGAGGAATGTTTGTTTGTCTGTTGCTGGATCAGTGACTTGTATTGCTTGTAACTGGTCACAGGGCACGGGGAACTTTGGTTGTTGGCAGGGGTCTTTAATGTTTTGCATTGGAGCTGGGCATCCTCCGAACTTAAAATAAAATTTGTAAAGAGCATTTACTTGTAGTGAATGTGCTTTGTTAAGTTTAGGTGTTCCTGGCCCGCTTGTACCTATTAAGTTTGCTGTTTTTTTCTGATATTGCCATCTAGGATGCCAATAGTTTTTGTCTGTTTCTGTTAAATTGGTTGGATCTGGTATTATAAAGTCTTGGTCTAATATTACATAGCCAGGTTGTTTAGGTTCTATAAAGTCTGTTAGTATAACTATGTAGTAGTTTAGCCATATTTGGTTAATAGGTTTTTTTTTTTCTATCCAGTCTGTCCATCCCCAAAATATTAGCCATAAGGGGAATCCAGAAATATGTATATCGGGGTTGGCTTCTGGTTCTGCAATGTCTCTTTTACTTATTGTTGTAGATTTAAAGTATACTTGGTTTCCTTCTCCTGTGTCTTTTAGGGGATTATATCTGCAAGTTGTGTATATGTGGTCTGCTACTGATAAACCTACAGTGCTTGTTGGGTCGTCTGCTTTAGTTGGTTTTTTAGTACTGTAGTATATGATTGTGTCTTCTGAGGAGTGGTCATGAAAGAATGGGTTTCCCCATTTTGTCTTTTCTGGTGGGAATTGTCCTGTCCATTTTTCTCCTGGTGTGTATCTGTTTGTGTTACCTAAATAGTGTAAATCACCAAACTTGGTTGGTTTTATGTGTGTACCGTTGCCTGTGCCCCATAATAGCATGGTTGTTTTTGGTGTGTATCCTGTTGTTGTGTCTGCATGAAAGTTAGGATTTTGGAACATGTTTGTGTTTAAGCTGTAAAAAGTTATTACTTGACTTATTTGATCATTTGGTAGCCAAAATTGGTCAAAGCTTGCTGCTG